ACAGGTTCATAATGGCTTTAGTATCCTTTCGTCTTCGTCGTACTGATAATAATGGTTCTTTGGTTCGTGGCGAGTCTCGTACAGACAACTCAATACGTTCTGATGGTTATGTAGTTGCCAGTTCTGATACAGGTTTATCTACATTTGATGCTTTTGTATTTAACGTTGGCAAACAGGTAGTAAGCAATACTAATGTTTATACATCTACACTACGTTTAACTTGGACACTAGAAACGCCATTAGAAGATTCTCCAGCAGTAACAGCCCCTATTGGTCTACAAATTGTGTATAACCTTTATGGAGAACCTCTTACTATTGAAGATGGTGTTTCTGTATTTACTTGTGATCTAGCAACTTATGTTGAAACTGTTGACCACATTACAACAAGTATCAAACCTGGGTCATGGGTATATTACGGATTTTTTATTAAATACTCTGACGGAACCAACGTATGGTATGAGCGAGTTGTTACAAACTATGTACAAATACCAACTCAATACGGTTCTATTGATAGTATGTGGCAACGGGTTCCTGAATACTATCGTGCTTTAGACCAATCCGATGCTAATAACCATTTGTATCGTTTTCTTGAACTGTTTGGGTGGGAGTTGGATTCACTTCGCTCACTTATTGATAGTCTTTCTACTATCAATGACCCATTAGTAAGTATTACTCCTGCACTTGATTTGCTGGCAAAACAATTAGGTATTCCACATAGTTCTACAGAACTAGGCACTAACAGGTTGCGTACTGTGCTCCTAAACGCTTTTGAATTACGCAAACGAAAAGGAACACGTCTGGGAACTGCTGGTTATATCTCTGCTTTGTCAGGATGCGCCACAACTTACAATGACGTTACTAAAACATTTAAAGCGTACACACAACGTGTAAACCTTTTGTCTGACCCTAAGTTTAGGCAACAGAACATCATCTACCATCTAGGTACTCCAGCAAGCATTGAAAGAAATGCGTTAATCCTACGAACAACTGACCAAGATGCAACTTTGCGAGATATTGATAGTATTAGTAATGCAATTCGTAACCATTCAAGTATTACACCACCTAACTACACTACGTATACTACAAACCTAACAACTAGTACTGCTGCTTCAGTAGGTTGGGGAGTGTACACATCTGGATACGTGTTCTCCAGTTCTGCATCAGTCCCTGTTCTTCAAAATATTGTGTATAACGGAGAAGACGTACCCTTTAATAGTATTCCAGTTGTATTATCTGATGGAAACGGTATTAGTATTACAATCCCTGAGGATGTAAACGGACCGCAAACCGTTGTTGTATATGGACGCAAACCGTTTATGTACCATACTAGTTTGCCGTACTACACTTCATTTAATTGCAATCTAAGTAGCGCATCTTTTGCAAACATGCGTTTTATGACCTATGACACGGTTATTAACACCATTGAGCAACCTATTCCAGAAGCCATAGACGAAGCATTTTTTTATGATAGTTGGAATAACACAAGTGCTAGTAATCAAGGGCTTTATACACTTGGAGTAGACGTACAATATAACAATACTAATCCTGCTGAAGCCACATCAGGCAGGTTTGCGTTAGCCTTACCATTACCTGATGGTGGTCTCTACACTAATAAAGTAGTTGTTCCTGCTCTAGTGTTTTCTGTTGACCCTGGTGAAAGTATTGTTATTTCTGAATGGTTAGTTGAACCACTTAGTCTGGGTAAGTACTTTGATGGTGACACCGTAACTGGAGGGTTTATTCAGGCGGCTAACCAATCCAGCGCCATTGGTTTGTCCGATTATCGCTGGGGGCCTAGTGGTGGGCAAAACAACCAAGATTTTTCTTACTACACTTTGGACTATGGGCGTGTTACGTCCATCGTAGAGAGTATGATTGACGAACACATAGTACCCGTTACTATGATTGGCGACTACACGCTTAATTGGGACGTTATACCTGGAGACTAATGGAATACATATTCGTAGCACTAGCCGTTTACAAATTTATACAACTTGTTGATTTACTTCTTCCAAAAGACCCAATGCCGTGGGTAAAGGTATTTGCAACAACCGTAGTGTCTTATATCGGTGTGGCAGTATTACAAACTGACCGCATTTGGATTGATGGTTTGGTTGTTGCAACACTTGCTGGTATTGTGTACAGCCTCGTCAGGTTAATTACCTTGATGGGCGATATGGCAAGAACACGTTCACTTAAATAAAGCAAAGGATACAACATGAATAACTACGTGATTATTGGTACTGGCGACACTTCGCCAAACATTATTGAAGACAGCCTTGGTGATGTACTGATGCCTCGGCACTTCCATGTGTCACTCAATCAAACAGAGCACGAAGGTGTTTGTCGTGTTTATGATTTCTTGATTGACAAAGAAGAAAAATACACTGGCTACAGCAACGGTGAAGCACCTAAATTGTTGGCGAGTAAAGCAGACAATGTAGTTACATCCTGAAGGGTTAGCACCATTTCGTTTGATTGACGACACTGTTCCAGTTCCTGCTGAAGATGTGTTGCCACCTCTTAGTGCTAAGGACTATGAAAAAATGCCACGCACTACACTTGACCAACAAGCAAAGGCGCAAGGTCTTACGCCAAGTAATTTTTCTACAAAAGAAAAACTTATTGAAGCACTTCTTGGAGAGACTGTAGAACCAATTGAATATGTTGAACCTGTGTATGCTCAAGACGGTGCAACAGTTGTAATTGTTTTTCAAGACCAAACAACATGCGTAGCACGCATGAGTAATCATGATGCAATCAATCTTGCAAATAAGATTGACCCATTTACCAAGTACGGGAGCAAATAAAGTATCAGGGGGACTTGGGAGGTAAGAAAGGAGGTAAAGACCTCCCAAGCCCACACCCTGAATTGGCGTTCGGACAAGTTCGCCAAGAGTAAGTGTAGCACTAGACAAGGAGCATTATCGCATGGCAAAGAATAAGTTTGGTGGAGCGTTCTTAGCGTTTCCACGTTGGGTTCTCAAATATCTTGGCGAAGACAGTATCGCAAAAGTTGTATTATTAACAATACTACTGTATATGGATTCAGATACCCAAGAGTTAACCACGTCCTATAATCACATTGCAAAGATGACGGGGTATTCACGGTCAACGGTTATCCGTGCAATGAATCGCCTCATCTCTTGTGGGGTACTAATCAGGGTTCACCGTAAGGGCAAGAACGGCAATATCAGTAACCGTTACATTGTACGCTTTGACAATCCAGAGATTGTTAACAGTACCCTAGTGTCACAGCAGACACTAGGTGGTGTCCAGCCTGACACTACAGGTGGTGTCACCACTGACACTACCCCTAGTGTCCCCCGTGACACCCAATCAAGAATAACTAATAACAAGAATAACCAAAAGAAGAATCTCTCTTATAAGAGGGAAAAAGAAAAGGATGAGACTGAAGGATATGAAATTGACCCTACGTTATTGGAGAACAAATGAGCGACTGGGGTAAGGGCTTGGGCAGTGACCCTGAACAGCCAATTATGAAAGTTTCGGAAAGCGCAAGGAAGACCAAACTTGGTCTGATGCACCACTACAAGCACTCCATTCCGTTCAAAATGAGCGGAGAGGTAAATGGCCCAGCCATGATGAAATGCTTCACTACGTTGCGTGACAACGGCGTATCTTACGATGACATTTACAAAATGATTGACAAGTTCTTTACAGACCTTAAAGAAAAGCCACTTGCTGCAAACATTCCAACATGGAAAGTGTTTATTCAAAAAGTAGATGAGTTAACTAGGTGGGTTACATTGTCTTCTCCAGACTCAGATGTTTCGGAGTGGAAATGAGGAAGTTTTTTAAATCTATTGTTGCTTGGTTCTTGGTCAAGTACTTCTTAACTCATGAAACAGAAGACCTTGATTTTGAAATGCACGTATGCGAAATGTGTGGAACGATTTATATGGATGTAGATTCATACCTCACACATTTCATGTTGAACCAGTGTCACGTTGAGATGTACCCTATGCCACCAGAACAGTTAGAGATTAGGACAGGAAAATGACAACAGAATGGAAAGGACAGCGGTACTGGAAAAACAGACCGCTTGATGAGCGCTTGAAGAATCTTAAAATTCCAAAGCGTTACGAAAACTTGACCCTTGCTTCTTATGACAAGAGTATTGGAGATGTTGATGTTCACTACGCAGTTACAACCTGGTTGAAAAATGCGGAACAAAACATTACAGACGGTACTGGCTTGTACTTGTTTGGAGGCACTGGCGTTGGAAAAACACACCTTGCAATTTCATTGCTCAAAGAGGCTGTAACAAACAATCAATGCAGTGGCTTCTTTATTCCAGTAACAAACTACATTGAAATGATGTATGACGAGATGCACAACGATGGTGAGTTGCCAGAAGAATACTCATCTGCCTATCTTGCAAAGTACATTCGCACTGTTTATGACATTGTTGTGTTGGATGGTTTAGGAGATGAGAACGATTCTGAATTCACACGTCGCTCTATCATGACACTGCTTACTCAACGTGTTAACGGTCAATTGCCAACAATTGTTACAAGTCTTTACAACCCTAAAAAACTTGCAGTTCGTTATGGGGAACGTTTTGTGTCTATACTGCAATCGGTATGTAGGCTTGTACCAGTAGCAGGAACGGACCAACGAAATGCAGGGAAATGACATTGGGGAATACACTCAACGAGGACAGGGTGTAATTTTTGAGGGGGTACTTGCAACAGAACCTGAGTCACTTGCGTCACGCTTGTACAAGCAACGTGAGAACTGGGACAAGTACATAAATCAATGGAAACCTAATGACCTTCCATTGAAAGCAATGTTTGATAGTGCACTTCGTTTAGGAGTTGCAACGGATGTTTACACATTCATTGACCCAGGTGCAGTAGAAGCAATAGACAAATGGTTAACAAGAAAAGGAATATCAGTAGCAGTAATGTATTTTAAAAACGTTGAAGAACTTGCATATGATTTAAAGTTCCAACGTTCAATTCGGACAATATACGTTGAAACACAGGAACAAGGCTCTATCATTGGCATACGTTCACATGTGGTAGACCCAAAGAAAGCATGGATTGCATAATGGCAAGCGCAGAACATTTATTACTTAGTAAGGTAATTCAAGAAAACGAAATCGTTCCTGTAATTGAATCAGGTATCAAATCTCAACACTTCTCCAAGCACTGGGAGAACGTATGGCAATGGGTACTTAATTACTGGCGTGAGTACAACGCTGTGCCAAGTGAGCGTGCTTTTGCACAAGAGTATGCAGACGTACAACTTGCTGATGCTAGTCGTGAGCCTTTCTCAAGCCTTATTGATGAGATGCTTATGTCTTACAAGCACGCAAAACTTGTAGAAACTTTGGCTATTGCAGTACCAGCACTGAACAGCAACAATACAGATACAGCACTTCAATTACTTTCCGCAGGTATTCAAACAGCCTCAGCAGATGTTTCACGTTTGCGTGACTTTGACCTGATTCAAAACTGGGAACAACGTGTTAAGCGTTACGAAATGATGCGTGACACTCCTAACGCAATTCGTGGTATTCCCACTGGCTTTGCTGGGTTGGACAGGATTACTTCAGGGTTGCGCCCACAGCAGTTGGTGACGTTCGTTGGTGAAGCCAAAAAGGGTAAGTCATTGATTACCCTCATCATGGCTAATGCTGTGCACAATCACGGAAAGGTACCGTTGTACATTTCTTTTGAAATGAGCGTTGAAGAACAGTCAGCACGTTATGACGCACTTGTTGCTCACATCTCACACACAAAGATTATGCGTGGAGATTTGACACGTCAAGAAGTTGAGCACATCCGCAAGACCATCTCAATTCGTAAAAACATGCACCCATTTATCATGTCTGAAGACGTGTCATCTTTGACAACAGTTAGTGCTATTGCTGGAAAGTTACAACAGCACAAGCCTGATGTTTTGTTTGTTGACGGTGTGTACTTGATGGACGATGAAAACGGTGAGCCAAAAGGTTCCCCACAAGCACTTACAAACATCACTCGTTCATTGAAGCGTTTAGCACAGCGTTATGACGTTCCAATTATTGGTACTACACAGGTTCTTGGTTGGAAACTTGGCAACAGGAAAAGCCGCCAAATTACGGCAGACTCAATTGGTTACACATCCTCGTTTGCACAAGACTCCGACCTTGTAGTAGGTGTGGAATCAGACCCTGACATTGATGACCAAGCAATCTTGCGTGTTGTGCTTGCTCGTACAGCACCAAAGGGTGAGGTTAGGATTAAATGGGATTGGGCAAACATGGACTTCTCAGAGGTGGAGGAACAAGGAAATGATGACAATGACAACTGGTATTACTAGTATTCCAGATGTTCTTGAAGCATTAGGAGTAGACGTTCGCCGTGAAACAGGCAATGAGATAATTGGTTGTTGCCCAGTACATGAAAAGCACACAGGTAAAGCCGACAGGTCTCCATCGTGGTCAATCAATGCCACGACAGGCTTATGGATTTGTCACTCATGCGGAGCACGTGGAAACCTTCCGTATTTAGTTGCTGAGATTACTGGAAGTTACGATTCAGTTTCTAGCATCTATAACTTAATGATTAACACGGGCATGGATAAACTTATTAACCCAGTCAAGTTAAAGAAAGAAGTTGTAGCCGATTGGGAAACCTACATGAGTTTTGGTAAACCACCATATGAAGAATTGGCAAAACGTCACATCAAAATCAACACCGCAGAACAACACGGCATTAGGTGGAACACCTTAAAGGACGCTTGGATTATTCCAATCATTTCTCCAAGCGGGGATTTGTTAGGTTGGCAAGAAAAATCACCAAAAGGTGTACTCAATTTTCCAACGGGCGTAACTAAATCAGAGACACTATTTGGTTTGGATAGGTTTAGGGCTAAGACAGCAATACTGGTTGAGTCACCCCTAGATGTAGTTAGGTTTGCTTCTGCCTACACCAACGTACAATGCTTGGCTAGTTTTGGCGTAAATATCAGCAAGAAGCAGATTGCATTACTTGAGTCATCATGCGATAGTTTGATAATTGCATTAGATAATGACGAGGCTGGAAAAGCCATTGGTTCAAAGTTGCTAACGATGATGCCACCGTTTCGTAATGGTATAAAATGGTTACATTACAAACATACAAAAGCAAAAGACATAGGCGAAATGACAGACGAAGAAGTAGAAGTGGCAGTTACTAAAGCATCGGCACTTCCCTGGTGGTTAGTATGAGTTTTAACGGTTCTTTATACCCGTTTCAAGAAGAAGCACGTGACAAAATGGTTGACAAAGGTCAACTGCTTTTGGCTGTTGTAATGGGTGGTGGAAAGACCGTTATCACCATCAGTTCGTTAGAAGAACTATTTGCTCAGGGAGAGATATCCCGTGTGATTGTTATTGTCCCAGCAGGTTTAAAGTACCAATGGTTGCGAGAGATTGGGAAGTTCACTAACTCCAAAGCGATTGTCATTGATGGGCCAGCACGTTCACGTGAGAATTTGTGGAGAGCAGCACTTCGTGCAAAGTATGTCATTGTAAATCCAGAGACACTTATCAACGACCAACACCTGTTTAACTCTTTACGGTTTGAAGCAATGGTTATTGACGAAGCAACAATTATTAAATCTCCTCGTGCAAAACGTACACGTATGATTAAAAAACTTGCAAAGAAATGTCAGTATCGCTTTGCTTTGACGGGTCAACCTATTGAAAATAAACCAGAAGAATTGTTTTCAATCATGGAGTTTGTTGATGCCAACGTATTGGGCAAGTTTGATTCCTTTGACAGGACTTTTATTGTTCGGGATAAGTTTGGCAAACCAATGAGGTACAGGAACTTAAACCTGCTTACTAAGTCATTAGAGCGCTCAATGGTGCGTAAAAATAGGAAAGACATTGAAGACCAACTTCCTAAAGTAATCTCAACTGTGATTCCAGTAGAGTTTGATACAAAGGGAGCAAACGCCTACAAGCAGATTGCTAATGACCTTTTGTTGCAGATTCAGAAAGCACTTAAGACACATGGTAAGGGCTTTGATTTGTGGAGCCATTACAACGGTAATGCTGCTGCCAACGAAGCACAGGGTCAAATTATGTCAAGGCTTACTATCTTGCGTATGCTTTGTGACAACCCAGCGTTAGTGACTAAATCAGCCCATGAGTACGTAACTTCAGGAAATGACACAGGCAGTAAGTACGCCAAAGAAGTAGTAGATATGCAATGGGTTACAGAGCCATATGAAACCCCTAAATTAGATGCAGTCGTAGAATATATCTCTAATATATTAGAAGAAGATGCTAACAATAAAGTTGTTTTGTTTTCATTCTTTAAAAAGAATCTTGATTTAATTGCAGAGCGCACAAAAGACCTAACAAAGTGCGTATTGTTTACAGGAGACATGAATTCAGCAGAGAAAGACAAATCCAAACAAACGTTCACTAGTGACCCTAAGACACGCTTGTTTTTATCCTCAGACGCTGGAGGCTATGGTGTTGACCTTCCTCAAGCAAATTACCTTATCTCGTACGATTTACCTTGGTCTGCTGGTAAGTTAGACCAACGGGAAGCAAGAATCATTAGGTTGTCTTCAGTACACCCTCATGTTACTATTGCATCCTTCGTTATGAAAGGTAGCATTGAAGAACGTCAGTATGAAATGCTTCAACAAAAACGAGCAATCAATGAAGCGTTCATTGATAAAGGTTACGATACACAAGGTAAGTTTGAACTAACGCTTAGTTCATTAACAGAATTTTTACAACACTCGGAGGTGTGAAATGTCAGAACAAAACGACGTTGATGAAAACTACATTGCTAGGTTAGCAACAGAGTTTAAAGACCAAAAGAAACTGCTTGCTACACTTGAAGCACGTGTAGAAAAAATGAAAAAAGAACTAAGCGGATACGTTGAAGAATTTGGTACGCCAGACGACAGTGGTCACTTGTGGTTGACTGTTGCTGGAGTAGAACTTAAGCGTGAACGCCGTGTCTCTAAATCTTTTGATACAGGTAGCGCTGAGAATTGGGCAAAAGAAAATGATTTGTGGGACGAAGTAAAAGAAGTTGTGGAACGCTTGAGTGAAGATAAACTTGTAGCGTTAGCATGGAAGAATAAAGAGATTGCTCCTACAGTGCAGTCTTTCTATGTTGAGAAAGAAACATGGGCGTTTAAAGCGTAATGGCTAAAGACGTTCTTGATTACTTTAAAGATTTGCAGGACTATCCTGGTGGGCGCAAACCCAAGAATCGGGAAAGTACTGTAAAAGCAAAAGCCGAAGATAGGTACAACGGAGCAAAAGCAAAGAAGTACGTTATCGGCGGTCAAGAAATGTACATGTTTACTATTGGTGAGTTAGCAAAAGCCATTGGTAAGCGTCCATCTACTTTGCGTGTTTGGGAGCATAATGGATGGTTGCCTAAAGCAAAGTACCGAACACCCAAACCTAAAAAACAACAAATTCCAGAAAAATCCTCTAAGGGTAGGAGGCTTTACAGCGTAGAGCAGGTAGAGTTTCTACTGGAAGCAATGGAGCGTTTTAATATCCATGAAGTAAATCATGGAGATTGGGACGGTTTCCGAAAACACATCAAAGCCAATTGGCCTCAATAAACACGAAAGAACAAACATATGCCACGTAACTATGACATTGAAGAAACACAGTTAGAAAAGAATGAGGAAGTAGACACACCGCCACCAGCAGAAAGTACATCACGTAAACTGCTCCGTGGAGGTTGGTCTCAAGTGGACGCACTCAAGAGTGCCGATTCACAATTTGCACAACGCCTCAAGGTAAGCGAAGAAGTGCAAGTTATCAAGTTCTTGGGAGATGAACCATTTGCCGCATGGCACCAGCACTGGGTTGAGCGTGAGGGACAGAAGTCTTTCATCTGCATCCGTGAGTTGGAAGACCGTGGTTGCCCAATCTGCGAAACAGGTAATCGTCCATCACAGCGTATTGCTTTTAACGTAGTTCTTCTTACACCTAACGACAAGCCAGTGAACCGCTCATTTGAGGTTGGTCCACGTGTAGTTGACCAACTGCGTAACTTGAACAAAGCACCACAAACTGGTCCTTTGTCTAAGCACTACTGGGCAGTATCTCGTTCAGGTAAGGGAGCAACTACCTCTTACAACCTGCAAGTAATCCGTGAACGTGACCTTGCAGATGAGTGGGCAATCGCTCCAATCGCTGAAGCAGAGTATTCAGCACTGAATGACGCAAAGTATGACAGTTCAATTATGAAGGTTCCAACCTACGTTGAACTGTTGTCCATCGCTTCAGAAGACTTAGGAAAGTAGTCGGTGGGGGGCGTAATGCCCCCCATCGTTACAACTGTAGAACAACTTGATGAGATTGTTCAGTATGTAACTGATGCTGGGGCGTTTGCTTATGACGTGGAAACTAAGACGGTTTTGGAACGTCATCCTGACATGCTCAAACATTTGGAATCTGATTTTGAAGCGCATATCAAAACGCTAAAGAATAAGAGTCCTGAAATTATTGAACGTGCTCATCAAAACTTTGAGCAGAAGTACAAGGACGCTATTGCAGTCAATCCTTTACGCAATGAAGTGTTTTGGATTGGTATTGCCACCTTTGGCAAATCATGGGCTATCCCTATGGGTCACACAGTTGGGCACTTACTTGAAAAAGAAGAAGTGGGCGATGGTAGCACCGTGCCACCTCCTGGCTATCGCAAACTTCTTAAGAGTGGTGAAGAATCTATGGCTAAGGCTCGTTACATCAAGCCAGCAGTATATGCAGAACCTCCACAACAGTTATCACGTGCCGTTGTCTTAGAACGCCTACGTCCAATATTCTTTAGCGACTTAATTAAGGTTGGGCACAACATTAAGTTTGATGCCCGTTCAATTTCTAAATACTATAATGTAGTCACACCTGGGCCATATGTAGACACAATGTTGTTACAACATATCGTCAATGAAAACCTTATGAGTTACTCACTTGAGAACCTTATTGAGAATAACTATAAGCAACACAAGGCTTATAAAAAAGGTGGGAAATTAGGAAAGACAGTTAGCGATAAAACCATTGATGAAGCAGCCTTGTACGTTCATCGTGACGCTCGCTGGACATGGTTGTTGTATACACGGTTACTGCATAAAGTAAATGCCCATGCGGACTTGCGACAAGCCTTGCAATTAGATTGCTCGGTGCTTGAGGTTCTTATGCACATGGAAAACGAAGGGATTCCAGTTGATGCAGGAAACTTGACTAACTTGAGCAAGGATTTGGATAATGAATTGCAAGGTGTATTAGAAAGTATTTCTAAATACGCACCAGTAGGGTTCAATCCTGACTCCAATAAGCATAAGCAAACCTTTTTGTTCTCCAAGAAATCAGAGGGCGGTCTTGGATTAAAGCCCACTAAGAAAACAAATAAGGGTGCTCCATCGGTTGATGAGGAGTCGTTAAAGAGTATTGCTCATAAGCATGAGGTTGTTGAGCAATTGCTTAAGTGGCAAGAACTTAAGAAGTTGAAATCAACATATGTTGACGGGCTGTTGCCCAAACTGTACAAAGATAGGTTGCACCCGTCATTTCACTTACATCGCACAGCAACAGGACGTTTGTCATCATCTGACCCAAACTTGCAGAACATTCCACGTGATTCAAGTATTCGTGGATTGTTTGTTGCCCCTAAAGGTGGAACATTGTTGGTCGCTGACTATGACCAGATTGAATTGCGGGTTATGGCTATGTTTAGTCAGGACAAACGGTTGTTGCACACCTTTGCTAATAACGAGGACATTCACACCGCTACTGCCTCTGCCGTATTTAAGAAAAAGCCTGAAGAAGTTACTTCTGAAGAACGTCAGATTGGAAAAGGTGTTAACTTCCTTACCGCATACGGCGGTGGTTCTATGAAGTTGGCTCGTGTTACAGGTATTACAAAAGAACACGCAGAAGACATTTTAAGTAGTTATTATAAGAGTTTTTCTGAATTGACCGCATGGAAGCAAGACGTTGTTTCTAAGGGAAGGCGTGATGGTTACGTATCTACCCTCTACGGACGACGTAGGAGGCTCTCAGACCTCTCCTCGCAGGATTCAGGGCTTAGGTCAAGGGCTGAACGCCAAGCAGTAAATGCCGTTGTACAAGGGACAGCCGCAGACCTTTGCAAAAAGGCTATGGTGGATGTTTACAAAGTTATTAAAGATACAAGCGTTAAACTACTGGTGCAGGTTCATGACGAATTGGTGGCTTCGGTAAACAAGGAAGAAATTAATCAAATCCTCAATCCGTTTGTTTTGGCTATGGGAGATGGTACGGTACTTGAGCATGTTCCTATTAAAGTTTCCTACGAGTTTGCAAACAGTTGGGCAGAAGCAAAGTAATGGTTGATTACAACGAAGTTCTAGATAAAAGGTTATTTTATCTAATGCTGTCTATAGCGCAAGGTCAAGAGTTTGCCCAAGATATGGGGTTCTCTAACCCTTCAGACGATGTGCTTCAAGCAGAGTTGTTTGATATAGCCAGCCGTTGGGCTTTGTTTGTTAATCAAGGTATCTTACAGAACGTAGGTGAATCCGCAGAATGGATTTTAGATTTATTAGAAAATCAAGAAAAGTTAGTAACACCAAAAGAAGACCTATTACCTTTTTTTGTAGCATTTGGTGTGTCATTAGTCAATAGACTATTGGAGCACGGCAACGTTACAATCATATTGGATGAACAAGCGTTACTAGGATGGGACAACGATGAGTGATTGGTGGACAAAGAAATTAGCAGGAGAGAAACCTACTCCTCAACCACGTATTCCAGGTATTCCCTACACACCTACACAACAGCCACAAGCACAGCCACAACCAAGGCAGGTTACACCACAAGACCTACCAAAAGATGAGCACATCCCAATGGGTGCTGCAATTCGCATGTGGAAAGGTGGGGAAGCACATAGGAAAGAAGGTGACATGTCTTGCCCAGATTGTGGGAGTAAGAATGTGTTTACAAGGTCAAAGAACAATATCATTAACGGTAAAGCCCCAGCACCACGTTGTTTTGAATGTGGATGGAATGGGTTATACGAACAAGCATCACAAATATCATGGACGAACTAAGGAACAAACATGTCAGATTACGAGTCGTTAGCATCAATCATTTCAACCATCAACAAGAAGTATGGTGAAGACCTTCTTATCAAGGGTTCCGACATTAAAGAGGAAGTACCACGTGTTACATCGGGTGTACTTGCTTATGATTTGATGCTCGGCGGTGGTTGGCCCATTAACCAATGGAGCGAAATCATTGGTGAAGAATCATCAGGTAAAACAGCACTTGCTTACAAAACTATTGCGGCTAACCAAGCAATCAATCCAGACTTCGTAGCACTGTGGATTGCCGCTGAAGCATATGTTCCACAATACGCTAGGGCAATCGGTGTAGACACAGAACGTTTGTGGGTTGTAGAAACAAATGTGATGGAACAGGTTTACGATTTGATTATTAAAGCATTGGATAATCGTGCTGTAGACATGATTGTTGTTGACTCTTTGCCCTCACTTGTTCCAGGTGATGAAGCAGAGAAAACAATGGAAGAATTTACAATGGGTCTTGGTGCTCGTCTTACTGGTAAGTTTTTCCGCAAGTCTTCAAAAGCCCAGCGTAGGTCACTTGTCAATGATGACCGCCCGTGCACTGGATTAGTCATTAACCAGTGGCGTGAAAAGATTGGTGTGATGTGGGGGGATAACCGTACTACTCCAGGTGGTAAGGCTAAGAACTTCCATTACTTCTGCCGTGTTGAAGTAAAGCGTGACGAATGGCTTAAAGAGAAAGACGAAGCAGTTGGACAAACCATCAAGGCTCGTACCATCAAGAATAAAACGTATCGTCCACAACAAACAGCCGTAGTTGACTTTTATTTTACTAAATCAGGAAAGTTTGCATTTGGTGAGTTTGACACGGTTAAAGATGTTGTCAATATCAGCATTGCTTTGGGGTTGATTGGTCGTGCTGGTCCGTACTACTCGTACGGGGAACAAAAGTGGCAAGGTAAAGAAGCACTGCTTCAAGCAGTTCGTGAAGACCTTGATATTCAACGTGCTCTCAAGGCTGAAGCATTTGGTCACTTTGGTTTGGCAGTACCTGCATGATTCTTGGCGGTGACAATGACCGTAAGAAAATCCTTAAGAAATCACAAAAACAGGAAAAGCGTTCTGCTAATGTGTACAAAGGAAGCCGTAACGCTGGCTCTGGAAGTGGATGGGTACGAAAAAACGACGTTCGTAGCCATGATTTCTTGATTGAAAATAAGTTTACAAACAACAAAACACAGTATTCACTAAAACACAAAGAACTAAAGGAACTAACAGAACGTGCGATTTTGGAAGACCGTATACCTGTACTTCAATTTGATCTCAATGACCGCCGTTATGTGGTACTTGTTGAAGATGATTTTCTGAGTATGTTTTATGACTGAACCTAACTTTTTTGATATTGAAAACTTAAAGAAAAGTATGCGTACTAAGGGACGCATTATCCCGCTTGCCTCAATTCAAGCCACTATTGAAAATAGTGAACAGAATAAAAAACGAGACACTAAGTACTTGCACCCAAGCGAAATCTGTAAACGTGATTGGTGCCCCCGTGCATCAATGTATGAGATTTTAGGCTATGAAAAAACAGCAAGCAAAGAGCACTCTTTTCAAACCCTAAACATTTTCCATACTGGTCACGACATTCATGCTAAATGGCAAGGGTGGCTTGAACGTGCTGGAGTATTGGCAAAGAGTGAGTTACCAATCTTTGACGAAGAACACCACATTATGGGTCATGCCGACGGTTTGATTAATGACCTTGACGGAGAAGCCATACTAGAGATTAAAAGCATTGGTGCTGGCACTATCCGCATGGAAAACTTTGAGTTACATAAAAAATACACTGATAAAGAAATTACACATGAAGAATTGTGGAATAAGATTCGTCAACCTTTCTATACACACTTACGACAATTAAATTTGTACATGTTTGTTACAGGTGTTCATACTGGTGTATTTTTGTACGAATGGAAGGCAACTCAAGCCTGTAAAGAGTTTGAAGTAAAGTACCAACCGACACTCATTGAACCTATTTTGTCGGCTTGTGCATTGGTTAAAAAATCGTTAGATGAAGGTACAATTATTGCCCGTCCTGTATGGGCAGATATTGCACATAAGAATTGCAAGAAATGTCCATTTAAAACAACATGTTGGAAAGAAGATAATAGTGGAGACCGACAACCAATTAGCCCAGACACCCTTGATGCAAGAGTTTTTGAGAAAGTTTCAATTACCAGCACGACCAGCGGGGCAAGTGCCAGTAATCCCGTCACACCTAGACGACTTATCCGACACTGAGTTAATGGAGTGCTATGTTGAGTTCATGGCATGGCTTTCATATGCAAAGGCAGAATTAGTAATTGCTGAAATTGCAGAAGAACGTTGCGCCAATGAAACTCATCTAACAGAATCTAAAACATTGATTATCCAATGGGCTGGAGATAAAGGAGACACAGTGACACTTGCAAAGGCTCGTAGGGACGTAGACCCAACAGTGGTTGAGATGCAGGAACAACACCTTGCTGCCCGTGCGTATCGTAAGTTAGTTGAGTCTGTTTATGACCGTTGTGAACGTGGTGCTCAAGTACTTTCACGTGAATTGAGTAGGCGCATTAGTATCGTTCCACAAGAACGCCGTTTAGCACGTCATACAGCATAATGACTTCAATACAGTGCAATAAATGTAACGCAATAGTGTTACATGACCCCAAACAATTAACAGGTTGCCTTTGTGACCCTGATGCCCCAACCTGGTGTTGGATAGAAGCAGACGGTAGGGTCAGAGGGTTTTCACATTCTAAATACACCGTACTAGAAAACAAGGAATAAACATGAATAAAACATATGACAAGTGGGAAACATTGGCACACGATTTGATGGACCTTGTGGACATGTTTGCTTGCGACAAAGTAGATATGCAATACTACAAACGTATTCGCAAATCATATGAGCGAGCATGTTCCAGCGATGGGGTTGGCAACATTAACGGTAATAACAATAATTTTAGTAACAATCGTGGGAGCATTGGTGGCACCTGCAATTGTAAAAAGTGCTAACTAATGGGCAATAAGCACAAAGCCAAGGGAACATCCTTTGAAACCCTTATTGTCAACCATCTAAAATCCTTAGATATGCCCAATGCTCGTCGTACTGCACTTGCTGGGGAAAATGACACTGGAGATATTAACGGTATAACCAGCAGTATAACTTCTCGTGAAGTTTGTTTACAGTGTAAAAACCAAAAGAAATGGGATTTAAGTGGTTGGCTAAATGCCACTGTTGAACAAGCCAAAAGGCTTAAAGATGCAGTTCCAGCGTTAGTTGTTAAAAGACCAGGAAAAGGCGAAAAAGCCGTTGGGGAGTCTTACGTTGTGATGAGGTTAGATGATTTTGTACACCTATTGAAAGAAGCAAAATACAAGTAATCTAGTAGGACACTTACAACCAGTTTAGGAGTCCTATGTCACAAGAACTTAATTCAGAAATTGATGATTTTATCAAAGTATCTGGTGGAAGCAATCCACAGAGCGTTGGGTCAATTATTGCACGAGCCGTTAACGCAGGTCAATACCCCAAGATTAGAGCCATTGGCGCTAGTGCCGTAAATCAAGCAGTAAAAGCCTGTGCTATTGCACGTGGTTTTGTTGCACCACGTGGGGTTGACATTACTTTTATTATTGGCTTTGATGATATTATTGGAGAGAACGGTGAAAACATCTCCGCTATATCATTTAAACCAATTGCGAGGTAATTATGCACCATATGCGTGGTGGTTCTGGAGCAGGACGTGGGTATGACCCACATTATCAAGGTACGAAAGTTAATGCTTTCTCAGCAAAAACTCGTAATGCCGAACCAAGTAAAGAAAATCTAGCGGCTGGTAGTAAAGCATCATACGATATTAAAAACAACGCTACTAGCCCTGCTGGTGAAACAATGGGCCAAGTTAGAGGGGTTTACAAATCAGCACGTAAGGCTGGGCTTAACCCAGATCATGCACGTAGTGTAGCGATAACTAATACTGGTGACAACTATTCTATGAAGACTGATTACAAAGGTAATGCAGTTTAATAATGTCTTCACGCAAACCATCTACTCGTAACAACACTCGTTACTGGCGTAAGCGTGGTCAAGTTCGTCCCGTATCACCAATGGGTGGAGGACAAAGCGGTAGTTTAACTTCATCCGCTTCTAATACTGGGTTT